TTATTTTTGCCGTCCGTCAGACCGTGCCAGATTCGTGTCAATCGGTCGCACACCAGTCTCGATACGCGCCGCATGTTCCGCTAGATGTTCCGGCGCGAGATGGGCGTATTTACGGACCATCTCGAAGGATTGCCATCCTCCCAGTTCCTGGAGCACATGAAGCGGCGTCCCTGACTGGACGTGCCAGGAGGCCCAGGTGTGTCTCAGATCGTGCCAGCGGAAATTCTCGATGCCGGCACGCTTCAGCGCCTTCTTCCATGCGGCAGCACCGGCTTTGCTAATCGGCATCCATTCCGCTGGCTCTCCGGCTCTGGGTTTGGGGTAGACGAAGACCCTCGTCGGGTGGCGGCCTTCCCATCGGCGCAGAACCAATACGGCATCGATGTTCAGCGGAACCCCGATCGCGCGTCGAGCTTTGGCCTGATCGGGGTGGATCCAAGCGACTCGGCGGATCAGGTCGACCTGGCTCCACTCGAGACCTGTTACGTTCGCTTCCCGCAGTCCCGTCGCGAGACTGAACCTCACCATGTCCGCCAGGTGTTCGGGTAGCTCGGCGATCAGTCTCTCGGCCTCGTCGTGCGTGAGCCAGCGAATGCGCTGCCGTGGCTCTGGCAGGAGCTCGATCGCCGGAGCCTTATCGATCCACTGCCATCGACGTTCGGCTCGGCGCATGATCGCGCGGATGAGCGCGAGACTTCGGTTTACCGTGGCGTTGCTCTTTCCTTCCGTTTTTCTCGCCTCGATCACTCGATCGATGGTGTCGATGTCGATTTGGTCGAGCTTCAGTGTTCCGAGATGTCCGTCGAGCCACCGGAAATGGCATAGGTCATCTTCGTGGCTCGCCTTGTCCTCGGTTTCTCGTGACCAGCGGATGACGGCTTCCTGCCACGACCTGGAGGGCTTGTCGCCTATGCGGTCCGTGCGCCAAGTCTCCTGCTTCAGCCTCGCTTCGTACTCTTCCGCCGCTTTTTTGTCTTCCGTTCCAGTAGAGCGGCGTACTCGCTTGCCGTTTGGTGTGGTGAATCGCACCCACCAAAGAGTGCTGTCTGGGCGTTTGTAGAGCATGCAGATCTCTCCTCTGGCGCCCGCGCGTGATCAGCGTAACGCTTGCGCAGCCACTCGACCAGATCGGTATCGATGAAGACCCAAGCCTTTCCGGGCTTTGCGCTTGGAATATCTCCGGACTTTGCGCGTTGCCGCACCGTTTCCGGATGCATGCGCAGGAATGCTGCGGCCTCATGCAGATCGAGCGTCTTCATCTCGGTGTCTCAGTCTGATTGACCCAATCATCTCGCATCCCTCGGAATCTCCTCCAACCTGAGAACCACCCCTTTGAGTTTCGGCTTAAACGCCATCATGTTCTCGAATGCTTCGCGCTCAGTGGCATAGCGTTCGGCTCGGGAGATGTCGCTCGTCAGTTCTGGGTCGCCGCCGCCGGTTGCGACCCATTTCGGCGCTGGCCCCATGACCTCGATTACCCAGTCCGGTTGGGTCATGCCGCCGCCCTCTGTGTCTGCTCATCGACATCGATGAGCTGGAACAGCGTCTCCAGCCGTCTCAGCAGCAGGCGCATCTGCAGCGCCAGGAGTGCGAAATCCGCTTCCAGTTGCGAGGCCGGGTCGTCTCCCAGCTCCGCGCCGCCCCGAATCGCTTCGTTCACCTTCAGACGCTTGACGGCCAGGTCCTCGGTCAGGGTGAAGCTCAGCCGATCATCCCAGAAGAGATCGAGGACCGAGGCCTTCTTGCCAGCGCCGATATGGCTCAGGACTTCCTCGCTTGATAGGTCCAGCCCGGCGAGGCGCACCACCTCGTCGTCATCGCGCAGCTCGCAGCCGCGCCCGAGGTGGACGTCGGCCGGGGGCTCTTGAGCGATCCATCCCGTCATCACGGACGCCGGATCCACGCCGGGGTAGGGCGGTCGGGCTGGCAGCGAGCCGAGCGTCTTGCGCAGCAGGGTGACCACGCCCTCGGCCTGGCCGGCGCTGCCCGCGTCGACGACCATCCAATCCGATTGGCGATCGATGTAGGCCCGAATCCGGCGCGTTTGCTGGAAGGCTTTGGGCAGCATCTCGGCGATCAGCTGTTCGCGCAGCCGTCGACGTTCGGCGCGGCCGACCTGGCGTCCTTCCTGGTCCTGGATGCCGCGCACGCGTTCGTGGAGCGCGTTCAGGATCGCCGCCGCCGGCAGCACCCGCTGGTGGAGGGTCGCGCAGATCATGGTGCAGCCAGCGATCTCGCGGGCGAACCAAGCGTCCGTCTCCTCGTCGAGCGGATCCGACCAGCCCAGATGGCTCATCTCGGCCGGGCCGCAGGGCCGTGCCCGGTAGCTCCGGAGCAGCTCGTCGAGCTCGGTCGTGCTGATAAGGAAGGGCGCGTCGAGTCGAAAGAGGTGAGCGTTCTTGAACATGACGGTTCCTGTTTTTCGAGAGCGAATGAGGCGGCAGGGCCGGAGCTGATCCCGGCACCGGGTGCGACGGAACGGAGGCCGACAAGTGCAGACATTTACGTCGACGACTTCGCTCTGGCTTGATCGTCTGCGCCAGCTTCCCTAGGAGACTTTCCGCTGCGGGCAGCTATATCCCGCTTTCCTGCCATTGATTGCCGGCCCTTCCCCGGCTCGCGCCATTCCACGGCTGACGGTTACCTCGCAGACATTCACCCGGTTTGATTCCCAGTCCGGTCTGCGAGCGGCGTCGGAATTCATTGGCCCTGACGCTTGGCCGTGTTTAGCTGCCGAGTGCGCTCGTCTGGCTGTCCGGATTGCACTGACTGGATGTGTCGCACCAGGGCGGAGCAGATGCGCGAGAAGTCGCTCTCGCGGTAGAGCTTCGCGGATTTGCTCGTGGCTGCATGAGGGAACCCGAGAGCCAACAGGCCATCGGCAGTCAACGCGATGGGCGACAGTCTGTCGTTGATCTGCCCTAGCCGCAGCGTCGGTAGCGAAGCTATATCGGCGCTATAGGGAGGTAGTGCGCCTGTGTCTACTGGCGGATGGTCCGCGATGTTGTCGGGGCCTGTGTCTTCGGCTGTGGCCTCTGCCTCTGCCTCTGCCTGCTTGCGCCGCTGCTCGGCAATGGCCGCTTCGCGCGCCTGCTTCTCCTTCGCTTCGCGCTCCATCCGCTCAGTCTCCTCCTTGCGGATGCGTTCTCGCTCGGCTTCCAGTCGCTCGGCTTCTGCCTGCTTGTGCGCATCAATGCGCGCCAGGATCGCCAGCTTAAAGTCGTCGAGCGGCTTGGCGGCGAGCTGTTGCAGGTCTGGTAACAGGATGCGATAGTCGGCGACTTCGGAATCGACCCAACTCTGTTTCGCGCGTAGATCGGATGCCTGTCTGTCGGCCGCGACCTTGCCGTTTGCCAAGGCGGTGTCGAGCTTGTCTCGGATACTCGCCAGCGTCTTTAGCCCCTTGATGGCAGCCGCGAAATCTGGCGGCGGCACATCGAGTCTCAGTCCGCCGATCTCGTGCTGTAACTCGTCGATATGGGCCGCAAACGCCTTCCGCGCCGCTTCTACGCTCTCCTCTCGGCGGCGGCTCTTCTCGCCGCTCAGCAGCTTCTCGGCCATCAGGCGGTTATCGCGGACCAGCTTGGCGAGCATGTCCTTTTGCCGCTTGGCGTCGTCAACGCTCTGGATCTGCGCCAGCATCATGGCCTCGGCGGCGTTCAGTGCTTCCTCCGCCTTCTTCAGCGCCTTGATCTGCTGATCAAGGTCTGCGAAGTCCTGATCGGTTTGCGGCTCACGGATAAGCCGGTGCTCCAGGAAATTGCGCAGGGCCGTCTCGAACACTGCGAAATTCTCGCGCACATCGAGTTGCCCGCTGACCTGCACCGTGACCGCCGGCAGCGCCTGCACGGCCTCAGCGACAGTCAGCGACTCGGCCTCGGGCAGTATGTAGTCGGCCAGGTCTTGATCGAATTGCCTCCATCCCGCAAGGATGCGCTCGAACCATTCCTCGTCTGGCCGGACTTCCATCCACACAAGGTTGTCCGGCGTGCCGTCCGAGACAGTGAACACCACGCGCGAGGCACCCGTCACAAGCATGATCTGCTGGCACTGCGGCATGTGCTCTTCGGGCAGCACACCAGAGTCCACGGATGCGGCGAGTTCGGCGTTCCATTGCTTGTGCTCGAATGCGGTGTCATAGAGCATGGTCAGCCCATCGCACGATGCCGACAGGTTTCCCCCCTCATCCTCGTTCGAGCACGTCACCGGGTAGAGGTCTTCGCCGATGATCTGCTCAATAAGCGGCCGAGCCAGCGATTCGACCTGATGGCCATAGTCAAGGATGTTGGTCTGCACCCAGTCGGAGAACTCCTTCGGAATGCCCGTGTGTTTGATGCGCAGCAACTCGGAACGGGTCGCTTTTTTCGACAGGCCAAGCATGGCGGCTGCTTCGCTTGCGCCGTGGTGAGATAGGCGAAAAGCGTTCCATTCCGGGCTGCCCTGGACAAGGTCGTGGATCCTCATTGCTGGGTGCTCCCTTTAGTCGCCCATGACGCGATTTCCATCTTCTGGTCGTCGGTGAGCTGTTCCCTGGTCTGAATCATGGCGATCAGGTCGTTTACCGACTTGCCACCATCGATAGCCTTGCGCCAGCCGGCTTTCTTCTTCTTGAATGCCTCATCGCTGCACGTTGGTAGCGTGCCGGCTGCCGCACTTCCTTCCTTGCCAGACTGCTGCTCGGTCTTGTTCTCGATAACGCTTTTCCACGACGCCTCGCCATCGCGGATAGCGCCGTAGATGCCGCGCAATTCGACTAGCTCGGTAGGCGAGCAGGTGTCCAGTGCGTGCCCAAGGTATTCCTTCAGGTCGGCTGCCTTGACGCCAATCTCGGCGAAGGCGTCGGCGATGCGCTTGCGCTCGCTGTCGGGGTCGCGTGCGGCCTCGTCCAGCCGGATTTGCTTGATGATGGCCTCGGCCTCGTCTTGCAGATCCCCAGGGATGATGCGCAAGCCGAGGGTGCGGATGGCTTTGGAGATTTGCGCCGCGCGCTTGTTCAGCAGGTCGTCTTCGGTGGCGAAGACCGTGTAGACATTTTTGCCGTAGCTGTTCTTCCGCGCGCTGATGTACGTGCCATCGTCGGCCGGCTTCGAGCGTTCGACGGTCTTGGTTACGCGCACATCGAGCGGGTACGTGAGATTCGATTCCAGATCTGTAACAGAAACTCGATGGATTTCCTTGGTGTCGTCCTCGAAGATCATGGTGGTCTCGACCAAGACGTTCGTCATGCAGCGTAGCGCCACCTCGACGAAGCGGATACCAAGGCCCTCCACGCCTTTTCCGATCGGCTTACGGTAGTAGGCTGACTTGTTGTTCGCGAAGCTCGGGCGCTTGCACTCTTTCAGCAGATCCTGCCGCACCTGGTCCCACTGCCTAGGTCGTCTCATCGCCATCACATAGCGCGCCTCGACGACCGCTTTGGCCTGAGCGGCCACGTAGGCTGACGCCGTTTCTTGGGTGGCGAGGGTCGAACTTGTTCCGCCGAAGTCTTGGCGCACAGCCAGGGCGGCTTGATTCATGTCGTTCATACCTTGATCCTCATCTGTCTGAGTTGATTGCGTAACACGCGACGAGCGTGGAGCGCTGTTCTCAAGATCGGCCGCAGCCCCCGGCGTTTGCCGGCGTCGTGGCTGGCCTCGATGATTCGGTGGATACCCTCGATCGCGGATCGATAGCTGTCGATGAGACCCTGAGCGTCGATCGCGACGAACTCGTCGCCATCGATGGGTTTGCAGGCACTCATGCCGACCTCCGGGACGTATCGTTGATCGCCAGCAGCCACACCGGACTGACTTTGAGCGCCTTGGCCAGCGTCTCTGCCTCCTCGAGGCCCATGCGCCGGAGACCTTGCTCGTAGTTACTGATGCGCGCCTTCAAGAGCACGCCCCCGGTGCGTTCGGAGAGCTCGGCGAGGGTGATCCCCCGCTCGTCGCGCACCTGGCGCAGGCGCTCGCCGATCAGCTTGGTTCTCTCAGGTGACTGCATCAGGATGCCTCCCTATCGATCCGAGTCGCCGGCGATCGGCTCCGCTCAATGTCGACGAGCGTTTGCAGAGCCCCGACGGCAGCGGCGAGTTCAGGATCGTTGCGGTCGGCGTCGAGCCGCTCCTCCAGCGCCATGTTCAGCCGGGCCATGAAGTCGCGCGGGACATCGCCGCTGCGCACGGTCCGGGCGTTCTCGGCGGCCCGCCAGATGGCGCGCAGCAGATCGTTGCGTGGTGTGGTCATGCTGCCTCCGGGCCGTCCCAGTCGGGAACGGTCGAGCGCGCGCGCCGGGCACGCGTGATCGCCTGCGCTCGGGGCGTTCCCGAGCGCACCAGTTCGGCGGCCAGGCGGGCGGTCTGTTTGGCCGCGCGGGCCGGAAAGCCGAGGACCAGGGCGTCGTGCTGGACCGCGTCGGCAACCTTGCGCGCGACGTGGCGGCGGGCAGTCGATGGGTGATGGCTCATGATGACTGGTCTCCTGTTGCGGGTTGTGCAGCGCGGAGCGTGTCGAGCTGCGCCTGGATGCCGATCAGAGACGACCTGATCAGCCGTTGGTTTTCCTCGAGGTCGTCGAGTCGCGACCGATCCCCAGCCGCGCCGACCTGCCTCATGGAGTTGCATTCGCACTCCACGTCGTATTCAGGGTCATCAGGATCGTCGTCGTTGAAGGGAAGGAGCCCGATACGCTGGGCGATCTCACGAAGCTCCGGATCCTTCCACCCGAGTCGCTGCAACCTGTTTTCGAGCGCATCGACAAACTCAAAGCTGTTATCCGACAGCAGCAGCGCATCCCAGAGCGCCCCGGTGAAATCCTCGCGGGTCGTGGTCATGGTTGTGCTCCGGCAGTGGGTGACGGATGTTCGGTGCGTCTCCGGACACTCGGCAGCTCCGAGTAGCAGCCCTTGCAGATCGCGCGCAGACCGTCTTTTTCGCGCGCCTGGCGGTAGAAGAACTCAGGGGTTGCCGGGAAGGATTCCCCGCATTTGCGGCAGCGCTTTTCGTCTTCGTCGTTCATCACAGCGCCCCCAGCAGCAGACCGAGGACGACGCCGATTGCCATGGCGATGGCTAACCCCAAGAGTTTCAAAGAGCGCCGCTCGGTCATGAGCGGGCGGTCGATTACGTCGCACAGGTGCGGATCGACGCCGGGCGATCTCTTGTCGAGGCTGTAGCCGAAGTCGGGGGATGTTCTGGTTGGCATGCTCATTCCTCCGGGTACTGGCGGTTGATGACTCCATCGATCAGGTAGTCCAGCTCGCGGCGCTCGGCGTCGGTCATGCGGTTGCGCAGCGTCTGGACCGTGGCGATGTGGATCGTGCGTCGATCGCGGTCCTTGAGATCCCCAATCCTCTGGCCTTCCTCGACAAACTCGGGTGATCCTGGCCAGGCGTGGCGGTAGCGGGTAGCGGAGGTGGTCACGCGTCCTCCCGGCTATCTTTCATAGCCCTGTATCCGATCTTGGAGCGGCAGACCTGCTCCCAGTGATTCAGCATGTCGAGCAGTCGGCGCAAATCTTCGTCATCCAACTCTCGGATGTCCTTCATCGTCAGCTCTTCGTAGAGCGAGTCGAACAGGTTCTCCGTGCGCCAACTGGCGCTCGTGAGGTAGGGCCGTTTGGTGGTCGTTGCGGGGGCTGCGTGGGTGAGCGGCTGAGGCATTGGGTGGCTCGTGTGGGCGGCTGGTTGTAACGTGACTCAAAAATAGCAACCGATAGTTGCTAAGTCAACAACTGAAAGTTGCTTTTTTTGAGTGCGCGCCGCTTGCTAGTTTTCCCGCAGGCAACAAAAAACCCGCCGAAGCGGGTTGGGTGGGCGAAGGCGGAGGCAGAGGCAGGCTAAACGGTCAAGACACGTCGGCCAGCGAGACTCCAAGAACCAGAAAAGCGGACAGGACCCTCAAGATGATTTGTGCTTGGCGCGAATCTCCTCAATCCGGCGGCCTAGGCGGGTCTCTTCAACTTGATAGGGAGGCTTGCGTGACGCCTGTCTTACGGTTTGAATCGCTTGCTCATGCCGGCTGATTGTCTCCTGAACCTGAAGACCGGATAACTGGCACGCCAGAGAACAAGGCTTGAGTCCCTGGCGATCTTCACGCTCGATACGGTCGGAGGCCAGCGCTTCGGCGAACATTGTTCCGGTCAGCTCGACAATGCTCATGTTGTCGCGCAGGCTTGCCTTCGGCGGGAGTCCGCGGCGACTCTTGACCTCGGCAGCCTTACCGCCAAGGATCGGTTCGTAGATGCTGTTAGTGCAGACAGCGTATCCCATGCCGTCCACGCCGTGCTGGCTCAGGGTCTCGGTGAAGGTGTTGCGGGCATCGATGCCGGACAGTCGCGCCTTGATAAAAGATTCGCTCTTACCTTGATTGCGCCAAGCGGTGATGGCTCGCTCGCGACCACGCTTAATGCCGAGCTCTGGTGATGCATCCTCTTCGACGCGCTCTTTGACGACCTCATTGGCCCAGGCGTGGAACTCTGGCGAGAGGTACTTGGCATAAGCGAGCGCGATCTGCCAGTGAGCCCAGGTGCCACCGCCGCGACCGCGTTTGGTCTGGTAAATGTGTTCAGGTAACACATTTAGCTTTTTTGCTATAAATTCAATGAATTCTGATCCGGAGAAGCGCTTCCACGTACGGGGGTCGTGCTTCCCTGATGGCTCGCCGGCAGCCAGCCACATATCGGTCAGGTTGATGAAACCGTTTGCGCCGAAGCGGACTTCCATATCGCCGTAGAGAACCGGTTTGATCTGAGCGCTCAAATATAGTCTCCGCAACAGACGCAGACGAGAGAGTTGGCGCGGCAGGCGGCGGTCTGCGGTACACCGCCGTTCGGGAGCGACCCTAGCCACAGCGATTAGGATAGCAGGTTGGCGCTAGCCTAGCCCATCCGGCGGGGAGGGCGGCTATAATGGGGCTGCTACAAATTGATTCCGTACTCGCTGCATCTGCGGAGTAGCTGAAGGGCCTCGAGATCGCTCGAAGCAACCCCGCCGACAACAAACCGCGACCCGTCAAAGATTCCAAGGAATGGCCGCTTACCCACATAGCCACCGAAGGAGTTCTTGGCATTGACCATGCCGCATGCGTAGATAGCATTGCCTATCTTTGCTCCACGGATCTTATGGAATTTCGATGAATACGGATCCTTAAGCCCGGAGTTGATGCTGCTACGGATGGTGTTGATTTGGCTCTTCGATAACGAAATTGGCACGGGAGGCGGAGGCGGACTTCTTCTGGGGCGATACCACTCTAGAGTGTATTTCTCCGGGTCCAACTTGCAGTTCGAGTAGTAGGCGTCCCCGCTCCGATCAAGGTATTTGTACACCCCGCCCTCCTCGGAAATGCACGTCGGCTGATTCTGCGGGGTCTGCGCCGCCGGGGCGCTGTGCTTTTGTGCTGCGCATCCGGCGAGCAGAAGCGCGAATCCGACCGAAGCCAAGGCTATATTTGCATTTGCTTTTTTGTCATATCGACTGAATGTTATGAAGAGCAATCAGCGCCTCCTGTGCACCGTCGAGCTTAACCTTCATCTCCCCTGGACCTTCGGGCCAAGACCAATATCCAATATGCGCCACACCCCCGTTATCGATAGCAAACAATGCGGTATTTGCCCGCTCACCGCGCAGAATTCCGTCGCGCCCTGATTCAAGAGACGCCCCATCGTTAACTCTGATCGCAAACGATTTTCCTGGGTAGTCGTGTTTATTTATGGTGATCGACGGGCCGATCCAGTCGCGGCCCCCGGTCTTCCTTAAGTACCCTATTCTGAGGCGCCCTCCTCCGGCGTATGGTCCATACAGCCCCGTTTCTGTGTTGATCGCTTCCGCATAACAAATCTCAGCCCCATGCGCAGCCATCGGGAAGCACCAAACGATCCAGTTGTCGTTCACCTTTACAGGGGGCTTTCCAGGGTCGGATAGCGAGCGCGCATCAGCCAGAGCGATATCGCCCGGACTTGGTGGGATATATTGCGCGTAGTGAGATGCACATCCGGCGAGAGCCGCCGTAATCAAAATCTCCGCTATCGTTAATTTCATCTCCATGCTTTACCCTCGCCCAACCCATTCTCCCTGGCGCATTGCGCCGCACCAGCTGCGCGTCCAGATTTTGTGGCCTTCCAGGCTGATCCTGACAAAACGCCAGTCGTGGCGGCCAAGGCGCAGAGGATGCGGCGCAAAAACAGCACCAAGCGTTTGGATTCAAAGCGCCGTGGCGGACTGCTCATCCTCGACGATCACGCGGCAGGGGCCAATTGAGGTGCGCATGCGCTTCAGGCGATATCTGACCAGGCGAGTATCTGCTCTGAAAGCGTCTCGGCACTGTCTCCGACTTCAATGTTCAGGTTGCTGTTTTTTTTTAGGCGCCACCCAACCATGTCGATGACATTGTCGATCTGTTGTTGCTGCGATTCGTCGTAGCCACGGGCGCCGACAGGGGGGCGAAGGATGAATAGCGCCCCGCGATCGTTGGGGTGCGTGCGCGCGGCGGTGTCGAGATTCGCATAGGCACGTAGCTGATGGATTTCGAGCGTCTCGCGGCTCTTGTACCAGGCGGAAATCAGCGTCGCGAACCGTCTATATCCGCGAATGGGCATGTCTAATGTTTTTCCCGGCTCGATCTGCCACTGCGGGTTGTCGGGCAGGATCTTCGCTCTCGCGAAAGGGGCTTTTTGGCACATGGCACTGAAGACCAGTTCGCGGGCTTTCTTGTCATCGATCGTTTCGCTAGGGCTGGACGACGGCTTTTCAGCAACGGGGCTGGGTTCTAGAGCGACGGTCTCTCGATAGAGGTCTTCGAGAATGACAGAAACATCTGAACCCGAGGCATACTTGAGTTCGCTGAACGTGATGTTCGCGATAGGTGACGTGGCTGGTCGGCCGTCGTTGCGCCAGTAGTTCTCAAGGACGTTACTCAGAAACTCCAAATCGGAGGTATCGATTCGGTCAGCATAAAGACAGCGCAGGCGCTCGAAGTTGTTCAGCATCTTGGTCTGGATGCTACCGAACTCATCGATGAGCCCGACTCCGATGTTGAGGCGCTCGCCGGCGGCGAGATCCGGGGTCAGTCGAATGTTGAACCATTGCCCGTTGACACCTTGAGCCACGGGCGGTGATGTTGCCTTGTTGCGCAGGCGGGCGTGGATGTTCATACCGGCAATACCTGGTAGCGGGCGCAGATGTTATCAACGCGAGCGCGGTCATCTCAAGAAGGCAGCCGCAGCTTCGATATCTTGGACCCCAAGCAGGTCACACCACCAGCCTAGCAGTTCTTCGCACACAGTGAAGAGGGCGGCTTCGTGGTTGTCTCGGGCAACGAGCGATAGCGTGCTTCTATAATCTTGCGCGGTCACTGTCGCCCCGAGAAGTTTGCGGATCGTGTTGTGGTGCTGCTGACCAGCGGCAGGAAGCGTTCCGGCGGACCACATAGGTCCGCCGAAAATCCGTCCGTGATCAATGAGCACATACGTGTTTTTGCCTAGCCGCAGGAGATTCCCGAGGTTGCGATCGACGTTGGCGATCCAGTCGTCGAGGGCAAGGATCGCGGGGGTTTCGCTCGATTTTCGCAGCTCATCGATAACGGGCTGAAGTTGTGCGGGCGTCACGCCAGGATGGAGATGGAAGTGCATCTTGATGCTCGGCGATGCCATGTCAGCCGTACACCAGCAGGGCAAGGTATCTGCACGCTGGCGTCGCGCCCAAGGAGGAGGGTCTGGGATCGCATTGATTGGAACCATGACAATCGCGGCGTGTTCTGGAACGCGTAATCCCGTTGCAGCGGCGAGTAGATGCCCCGTGATTTCGTTGACGAACTCGCGGGTGTTTCCACTGTACAGCTTCACATAGGCGCGACGTGTCACCCCGTCCGAGAAGCAGACCCTTGCGATGTGGATGGGCGCGAGGCCATGGTCGTTAACAGGCTCTAGATACCCTCGATAGGCGTGCTCAGTCAGTATCTCGATGGGCATCGCGCGCTTCTTCCCTGAGCTTGTCGTAAATCCCTGGTCCGCTGGTGGTGTGCTGAGCAAGCCGCTCGGCGATTTGATGCAGCAGCTCGATGTCTGGTTCGGTGAGGTAGCCTTCGCGGGCGGCCTGGGCTATTTGACGCAAAACGTCCTGCGTGCGCGGTGAGGCCAGGAGGGCCAGGTCGTCGATGTCGGAGGAAAGAGATTGCCGAGATGGGCCGCTCGCGGCGCTGAACTCAACGGCGTGGGCGGGGGGAGGGGTGTAGGGGTGTTTCTGACCACGCCCCGTCAACAACCATTCAACCTGCACTCTGGCGCGCTCGGAAAACTGCCGCACGTTCTCCATTGAAGGCAGCGTTTCCCCTGACAGCCATTTCCGTGCACTTTCGCCGCTCAATCCAGTCAGCCTTGCAAGCGCTGCGCGCCTTCCGCGACCACGCGGGACTTCTGGCATGTCATCAAGGGTTTCGTTCAGCCTAGCGACAAAATCAGCATTGTTATTTTCGGCAACCATAGGTTGCTGAGTATCCGATATTGAACGCGCAACAATCAGTTGCCGAGAAGGCTTGAAAGCGCAACTTTCAGTTGCTATTCTTGCGGCCATGAAAGGCATCACTCGTGCGATCAAGATTTATGGGTCTCGCCCCGCGCTAGGCAAAGCGATTGCTGATCCGTCCTCAGGTAGGAGAGGAGTATCTGGCGAGGCCATCCGTAAGTGGGAGCTCGGACGCGTTCCAGCGGAGCGATGTCGCGATGTCGTGACTGCTGTCGACAAACTTGCGCCAGGCGCGGTCACGCTCAACGATCTGAGGCCCGACCTGTGGCCCGATACCCCCACCAAAGAGGCCGCCTGATGCAAATCGCCAAACAGTGCCGCCTTACCTTATCTGCTCAGGACTCCAACAGCCCTCCACCCAGAAGATGGCCGCGCCATCCTCAAGGTACAGGTCACCGTGGCCACTTAACCGTCAGCCGACACGAACTCCGACGACTGATTGGTTTTTCGATGTGTTCTTGAGCGTGGTTTGGTTTCCGATGCCGCGCTCAACAACGACGGACTGAGCTGGTAGCCAGAGCATGGTCTTGATGCGATCCATTAAACCGATCTCCCATCGCGACCCGTCTCCCAGGACGACGATGGCTCCGCCGTCTTCAATGCTTGAAACGAACATGGAGATTCTCCTGTGAAGGTAAGTGTGTACAGCAACCGCAAGCCTAGCATGGAAGATCTCCCCCTTTCGCATGCCTCAGGTCCACCGATCCGGCCGGTGTGGCATCCCCATACCTCTCCACGCGAAGGGCGCTGGCCCTCCAACCGTACGCCCCGGGTCTGGCTGGCATGCCGGCTCGGGTGTGCTCGGGCGATCCCATTTCGAATCCTCCTCGTCTCTGTTCGAGACGCTTCCCGCGCCGCCCTGGCGCGGGCTTTCTCTTTCGTCATTCGGCCGCTTCTGTTGGCTGGATCAACTGCTGGGTAACTAGTCATGTACCGCGACCCTGAAAAACTGAGGCGTTGTCGAGTTCCGTTGAATCTGACGCGCGAAGAGAACGCGTACCTGGAAGCGCTCGCGGACCTCACCGGCGCCCAGAAAAGCGTGATCGCCCGCAAGATGCTGTTGCGCCAGATTCGTCTGGCGCATCAAGAGCTTCTCGCAGATCTGGCGAACTTAGAAGTGACTCAAGAGGGGTGAAGAGATGCCGAATGAGGACCTGAATAGGAACTCGTCGGCGCGTCGCCTCTTGGTCGATCTGACCGAGGCTGAGCATCGGATGCTCGAAGACATTGCGAAGGCTCGTGGTGTATCCGTGGAGGCTGCCGCGTCGGAGTTGGCAGCGGAGGAGATTGCGGAAAAGGCCAGGAAAGCCGCCGGGACGAACAAACTTTCGGCTGCCGTCACGAGATTCCATCGGGCGCAGAGAGATGACTCGTGAGGTGGTGGCGTGAAGCAGCCACAGACGATCAATCCTCATCCGCATTCGCTGCGCGAGCACCTGCTGTTCGCGCTCCACGGGCGCCGGAAGGCGCCATCCGGCCGAACGGTCCCGGCCAATCCATTGCTCGTCGTGCGCGATGCACCGCCGGAGATGCGCGAGCAGCTTTCGGCGATGGTCTCGCAGGCGCTCGCTGCGCGGGAGGCCGGCAAGCGACGGGTCGAGGCGTATCGGCGCGAGATGCGCGAACGCCAGACCAGCCTGCTGGATGCCTTGGAGGCGACGCTTCGATGAACCACCGTCCGGACCACCACGCCCCGACCGGCACCGAGCAATTCAAGCTCGAATGCTTGGCGCGTCATGCCATTCGCCAGCGGGATCCGACCGCTTTTCTCGGCCGCTGGCGTGCGAAGCATGGCGACGGGTCGGCGACGCAACTGCACGAGGCGATGCGACGTGCACGGATGGAGCGGAGGGCGGCGTGAATCCGAGGCGACCGATCATGCGCTATCACGGCGGGAAATGGATGCTGGCTCCCTGGATCTGTTCGCACTTGCCGGCGCATCGCACCTATGTCGAGCCGTTCTGCGGTGCGGCCAGCGTACTGATGCGCAAGCCACGCTCCACCATGGAGGTGATCAACGATCGCAACGGCCGTCTCGTGTCCGCCCTGCGGGTCATCCGTGACCGGGAGGGGGCCCGGGAATTGGCGCGTCTGCTGAGGCTGACGCCCTACGCCAAGGCCGAGTTCGAGGCGGCCAGCGAGACCGCAGACGATCCGATCGAGGATACGCGGCGGCTGCTCGTGCTCGCGGGGCAGGGGCACAGCGGAACCGGCGCCACAGGACTTGGCGGCCCCCGCCGCACCGGATGGCGTCGAGGCGATCGCGGGACGCAGTCGACCAGCGCCCAGGATTGGGCGGGGCTGCCCGATCATGTCCAATCCTGGTGCGAGCGGCTCTGCGGCGTCTACATCGAGAACGCCGAGGCGCTGGAGGTGATCGAGCGCTACGACCGTCTGGATGCACTCTTCTACGTCGACCCTCCGTACCTTCACTCGACGCGCGGAAAGAAGCGCGCCTACCACTACGAAATGACAGACGACGAGCACCGGGCGCTTGCCGAACGGCTGCGCTGCACGGTTGGTGCGGTCGTCATCAGCGGCTATCCGAGTGACCTATACGATCGCGAGCTTTATCCGGACTGGCAGCGCGTCGAGCGCTCTGTCTGGACCGGACGCGGCACGTCGGCGTGCGAGGTCCTCTGGATCTCGCCCAACGCGAGACCGGCGGATTTGCCGCTGTTCGCGGTCCACGGGACGAGGGCGGCATGAGGGACTACGGCCGCATTCACACCAAGTTTTGGGAACAGCCGGAGATCTCAGAACTCAGCCTCGAAGGGCGCTTGTTGGCGGTCTATCTGCTGACCAGCCAGCACTCGAACATGCTGGGCTGCTATCGGGTTTCCACCGGCTACGTCATGGACGATCTGAGGCTGCCGCACGACACCGCCGAGGCGGCGTTCGCGGAGCTGGAGACGATAGGATTCCTGCATCGCTGCAGGGCCACCGGATGGGTGCTGTTGCCGAAATACCTGAAGTACAACCCCGTCGAAAATCCCAATCAGGCTAAAGCCGCACTGAAGCTGGTCGACAAGGTTCCGCCCAAGGCGTCCTTCATCCCTGCGCTACAGGCGTCGATCCAGCGCTATGGCGGCAAGTACGTTCACATCCTCCTGTCCTCCCCGCTCTTCGCGGTCGCCGTGGTCGGTCAGTCCGGCGGTGCTGATGCCGCGTGTCCGGGGGTGGACGCTTCACTGCGGAGTCCGGCGCATTCGACGGCCAGTGAGATGGGGGCGTCACATCACCCTGCAGTGCCGCAGGGTGCCGGGACAGTGTCCGAGCAAGCCAAGATCTGGGAAGGAGAGCACGAGGGTTTGGACGATGGTGCCGGGCAGGGTTGCTCGAAGGGTTCGGGTAACGGTTCCCGGGCGGGACCGGCAAAGGGTTTGCCGAACGGTTCCGGGAAGGCTTCGGGGAAGGGTTCCGTAAAGGGTTCGACTAAGGGTTACCCAAACCAGGAACAGGAACAGGAACAGGACACTGTTCCTGATAACTCTGAGTTGTTGGATAGGGATGGTGGAATGCGCGCGGGCTCACGCGGCATGCGCCTCTCCATCCAGGAATTGCCGCCGGATTGGCGAGCGTTCGCAACGAAGACCCGTCCAGAGCTGGATGCGGATTTCTGCTGGGAGAAATTCCGCGACTACTGGGTCGCGGTGCCGGGGGCGAAGGGCCGAAAGGTCGACTGGGCAGCAACCTGGCGGAATTTTGTGCGCAATGAGTTTTCGAGGGGGGCCAGCCATGGCAATGCAGCACGTCAGCACTACGAATCGCCCACCGAGCGACGGACGCGGATCAACGCCGAGCTCATCGGCGCTGGACTCGAAGCGGCTGGATCCAAGATGGATTAAGCAGCTCTTCGCCCGCTTCGCGACGATCTGGCCGCAGGCTTGGCCCGACCGCATCGCCACGGTGAGCGCCTTGGAGAACGGCCTGGCGATGTTCGAGACCGAATGGGCCGAAGGGCTCGCGGGATTGTCCGGCGACGACATCCGCTGCGGCATCGCCTGGGTCAGGGACAACAGCGACTGGCCGCCGAGCATCTCGGAGTTCCGCTCCGCCTGCCAGGCGGGGATGACCGCCGAGCAGCGCGCCTTCGCCGCTCGGCTCTCGGAGGCTGAGTCCGACCGGCTGGCATTGCCCTCGGTGACGCGGGCCGAGCAATTGGCCGAGGGCGCCAAGAAGGCGAGGGCGATGCGCAAGGAGACCGCCCAGCCGATGGCCGTCGCCCGCAGCCAGGAGAACATCCGTCGGGGACGCTGGACGCCGGAGATGGAGGACGGCTATCGGCGTTCGATGCAGCACCTGGGGCTGCGCTACGTCGAGCCGGAATGGCCGGAGGCCTCGGCATGAGGCGGACTTCAGCCCTTGAGGAAATGCTGGCCTTGCAGATCCGCACGGCCCGGCTGCCGGCGCCCGAGCGCGAGTTCCGCGCCGTGGCCTCGCGGCGCTGGCGGATCGACTTCGCCTGGCCCGCCCAGCGGATCGCGCTGGAGATCGAGGGCGGGACCTGGGTGCAGGGTCGTCATTCGCGCCCTAAGGGTTTCGAGGGTGACTGCGAGAAATACAACGAGATCGCGCTACAGGGATGGCGCGTGCTGAGAGTGACCGGCGACATGGTCAGGGACGGGCGGGCCTTACGGTTCGCCGAGCGTGCGCTGGATGGGTTTGAAGAGCGACGCGATGTCGCCCAGGAGTGATTGAGATGAACGACGTTTGGAGTGATGCGGTGGTGATCGGCGATGCCACGCTGTACCTGGGCAACTGCCTGGAGATCCTGCGGGTGCTGCCTGAGGTGGATGCGGTGATCACCGATCCGCCCTATTGCAGCGGCGGCCTGCACGCCGGCGATCGGGCCCGGGCGCCCGAGCGCAAGTACGAGCACGGCGGGCAGGGGCTCAAACGCGGCACCTTCGCCCACGACGCCAAGGACCAGCGCTCGTTCACCTCTTGGTGCGCGGAGTGGATGACCCGTCTGCCGCTGCGCGAGGGCGGCTATCTGCTGGCCTTCATCGACTGGCGCAACCAGCCGGCGCTGACTGACGCGCTGCAGTGGTCGGGGCTGATCTGGCGCGGCACCTGCCCCTGGGACAAGGGCCTCGGGGCGCGTGCGCCGCACAAGGGCTATGCCCGCCACCAGGCCGAGTACATCGTCTGGGGCACGCGCGGTCCCTGCCGTCCGGCCGAACAGGGGCCGTTCCCGGGCGTCTACCGCCATCCGGTGCGCCCGAGCGACAAGCACCACCTGGCCGGCAAGCCGACCCCGCTGATGGACGAGCTGTGCCGCTGGGTGCCGCCGGGCAGCTTGGTCCTCGATCCCTTCATGGGTTCGGGCACCACCGGCGTGGCCGCAGTGCGCAGCGGCCGGCGCTTCATCGGCATCGAGATCGACCCGGTCCACTTCGAGACCGCCCGCCGGCGCCTGATGGAGGCGCAGGAGGGGGTAGGACGCAAGGAGACCGATTCGGCAACCAGCATCGAGGAGGTGTGAAGAATGTTCGAGATCGACGACTGCGAGCGAGGGCGACTGTCTCGCGACGGTCGGCACGCGGCTTGACCATGGCGCGAATGACGGCCTATGCTGATTCCGTCACGGCAAAATCCGTGACCGGGGGTCGCAGCCCGAAGTTCTGGAGCGCATCAAGCGCTCGTGAAGGCGCTTTTTTTGCGCCCGCTTGTTCTATGGCGGGTGTCATGGGGGCGTCTTCGGACGCGCCGGTTCTCCAGACCCGGTACTGCGAACCCTGTGGCATCCGCCACCCATTCCGTTTCGCAGCGGCCGGTGGCGGTTCTCAAGTCAGTCTGGAGACCACCGCTATGTCGCAAGACAGTTCTGTCCGCGCGCCTGCCCTTCTTCCGTCCGACGCCGTCGAGATCGTCGGCGACCGAATCATCGCCTCAAGTCTCGTCGTCGCGAAGCTCTTTCGTAAGCGGCATGATCACGTGCTGCGCGACATCGACCATCTGGATTGCTCGCCGGGTTTTCGTGCCCCCAATTTTGGGGAGACGTTCCAGAACATCCCTTGTCCCAACAACGCAACCCGCCGAGAACGCTACTTCGAGCTCACCAAGGACGGCTTTGTCTTCCTCGTGATGGGCTATCGCGGAGCCAAGGCAGCCTCCCTCAAGGAAGCCTATATCCGTCGCTTCAACGAGATGGAATCCAGGCTTTGCCAGCCATCCCTTCCATCCGCCGAGGCGATCATCGCCGACAAACTGCGCTTCGGGCGATTCCTGGTCCACACCAACCCCGTGACGGGGCAGCTGGTCTTCAGCGAGATCGATCCGCGCGCCTTCGTCCTTCCTGCCAAGGAATGGCCGAGCGTCATCCGCACCCCTGACTTTCCCCGAGAGCTTCTGCCGGCCGTCCTCGAAGCCGTCGGCGAAAGGATGAAAGAGAGCTGATGGACGAGCTGTGCCGCTGTACCAGCGGCCAGCCTTTTCTGACCCGAGAGGCATAAATCCATGAATATTCTGGACACCGCTTTGCACATCGCGACCCGCGCAGCCGACATCATGGTGCTGTGGTTCGACATTGAGCGTGTCGCTGTCAGGCATAACTCTGATCTCAGCCAACCCCGCCACGAATCGATGGTCGCCTGAGACCTGAACTCAGGGATTCTGGCTGGGAATCCGATGGGGGAGCGAATGACCCGTGCCGAGTTTCGTGCCCTGCTCAAGAGACATGGCTACACCCCGACCTCCTTTGCCAGGGAGGTCGGGGTGAGCTACTGGTCCGTGATCGAGTGGGGCGGATCGCGGGTCGGGGTGCCGAGGTGGGTGCGGGCCTATCTGGCTCGGATCGAGGAGATCAGGGTGTTGAGGGCGGCATGAGCGGATCAGCGCTGCGGGTCAGCCCGCGCGAGCCACAGTTCCCGCAGCAGTTCCCCTGGGCGGGTGGTTGGTGCATGCGGCGCGTCATCAGGCGGCTAGCGGTTGGATCCGTGCCAACTCGGCTCCGCGCGCACGTAAGACTTCCTCTGTATCGCAAGTCGGCCTGCAAGGCCAGCCAGAACCCTGGGGTAGCGCCACAATCTTCTCAATCCAGATCATCCAACTATAACAGGCCAGCAAGTGACTAGCTGGCCCAATACCGCACTGCTAAAAGCTTTAATTCTACAATCAGCTTATTTCGCGATATCGGGTCAGCGCTAAACCAATTATTTGCTCAATACTATGCTTCAGGGAATAGCTTGTTCGGTTTTCTGATCACTCACAAAAGAAAGCTCGCTCGCTAATTCGTTACCAATATTGGTGATCAAGGAACGTAGCAAACGCAAATGCGTGAAATTGTGGGCGATAGCTCCCTGTACGATAAAGTTATTGTCTCTGGTTGTAACCAGATTAAAGGTCTCGCTATATTCCTCAGTTGCAGTTACTGACACGACATTCTGATTCACGAGATTTCCAGCATCATCGATATATAGGGTATTGTCACCTAAAACCAGATTCTTGGTCTTGACCCACCCTCTTTGAGTTAAGAATGAGTGGGTGCTTGTTGTTTGAACAACCTCTTTACTCAGAGAAAATCTCATCTCCCACACCCGAGAAAGGCTCTTGTGCCTCTTAACTCTTAAGACTTCTCGCTCCATGAGCGACTTTTTGCCCAAAGAATAAGAAAGCACGATGTCATTTCTTCTAAATTCATCAATCCTTTTCCAGCCATTTGGCGTTAGGACCATGGTATTACCAGTAAAGCATGAGGGGCGTCCACCTCCACCTCGACTATTCTTTTGAACTTGGTTTGCATGCTGTTGTCTCTCATATTTATTATTTAGATCTGCATAAGAGCCTCCTGGCTCTTTTCCCATGTTGAGACGTTGTTTGGCCAATTCTCTATTTGGGTCTTTTTTCATTCTTAAATCTCCTTGGTTCAGCTGACGATGCAGTATGTGCGCAGTAAAATGAAAACGTTCTTATGGACTGCGCCTCCCATAATTATCTCTTAACAATTGAATAGACTGAATCACGAATTACAGGGCTAGATGGATTCTGTTAAATATTCCCATTGCGTTGCCTCATCCCCGACTTTCTCTGATACTCTCCCATAACGCATCCCATTACACACAAGTCTGTAAGTGCTTGATGTCGCGTGACTGCACTAAAAACGTCTGTCTATATAAATCAGCGATTTAGGGCTAGGTTGGCGGAGATTTGTGTAACGAGATGCCCATAACGCTGCACATCTACCAGGGAGAGCCTCACACCGACTATTGGCGATTACATAGAGCACGCGATCCGATGTGCCAGTCGGAAGCCAGGCCGCCAATCAAGCCCCGGGCTCGCTCTCTCAAACCCAGCGAACACGCCTTGATCATAAACCCGGATACGGTTCAGGGCCATAGAAACGTGTTCGATGCTCATCCTGTCGTGCACTCAAGATCGACAACCCGGGTGTCCTAATCGCCTTCCTCTATTGGAATTCCCCAATTTGGTAAATTCCAACTATCACCTCTCAGCCTGCGCCGATAGCCTATCCAGCATCGATAGGCACCCACGAAGGCGCGGCATGAAATCCACGACACTGATCTCGGCGCTTTTGGTGAAGAGAAGCGGGTCGTGAGCAGCGAGAGACGCCTGGTCCCCAAGCAAGCGCGGTTCGTCGAGGAGTACCCCGTCGACTACAACGCGACCCAGGCGGCAGTCAGGGCCGGCTACTCCAAGAAAATGGCTGGTCGCATCGGCTATCAGCTACTAGAAAATCCTAGAGTTCGGGCCGCGATACAGGCCGCCCAGAAGGAGCGCAGCGCGCGTCTCGGGATCAACGCCGACCGCGTGATCCAGGAGCTGGCGATCCTCGGATTCGCGGATCTGGCCGAGTTCGTTGACTGGGGGCCGAATGGCGTGACGCTGCGCGAAAGTTCGGCGCTCGACAAAGCAAAGCGCCGCGCGATCGTCGAGGTCAGCGAGACCCGCTTCGGCGTCAAGATCAAGTTGGCAGACAAGAACTCGGCACTTGAGAAGTTGTGCCGGCATTTAGGGATCTACGACGCCAACTCCGGGCGCAAGGACGGTGACGACGATCGTGTCGTCGTTTACCTGCCGAGGAGCGAGCGGTGATTGAGATCAGACCGCAGCCAGGACCCCAGGAGGCGTTCCTCTCGTCCTCTGCAGACATCGCCATTTACGGTGGTGGAGCTGGGGGCGGGAAGACGTTTGCGCTTCTGCTCGAGCCGTTGAGGCATTCCGGCATCGGCGGGTTCGGGGGCGTCATCTTCCGTCGCGAGGCGACCCAGATCACGAACGAGGGCGGCCTGTGGGATGAGTCCATGAAGCTCTACCCGCTGATCGGCGCCGCTCCATTCAGGGCACCGAAGCTCGGGTATCGGTTCTTGTCGGGGGCGAGAGTCACTTTCTCACACCTCAACCGCGAGGGCGACGTGCTGAGCTGGCAGGGTGGGCAGATCGCGCTGCTGATGTTCGACGAGCTGACGCATTTCACCCGCTATCAATTTTTCTACATGCTTAGCCGCAATCGCTCGACTTGCGGTGTGCGGCCCTATGTGCGTGCGACGACCAATCCCGATGCTGACTCTTGGGTAGCCGAACTCATCAGTTGGTGGATCGACCAGGAGACGGGACTGCCAATCAAAGAACGGAGCGGTGTCGTGCGCTACTTCGTGCGGGTCGATGACAAGGTGCATTGGGGAGACAGTCCTGCGGAGCTGGCCGAGCAACATGGTGTAGCGGAGGCGGACGCCAAGAGCTTGACGTTCATTCCGGCCAGTATCTACGACAACCAGGCCCTGATCGAGAAAGATCCTGGGTATCTGGCCAATCTCAAAGCATTGGGGCGCGTCGAGAGAGCTCGGCTTCTGGAGGGCAACTGGCGGATCAAGCCAGCTGCAGGGCTCTATTTTCCACGCTACAGCGTCTCTGTGCTCGACGTCGAGCCAGGCGACGTCATCGCCTGGGTGCGAAGCTGGGACCTCGCAGGGACAGCGCCCACCGAGGACAACCCGAGCCCGGACGCGACAGCCGGGGTCAAGATGGGAAAGCGCAAGAACGGCCGCTATGTCGTCGCGCACGTTTCCCGCCTGCAGCGGCGCTCTCATGAGGTAAGGGCCGCGATCCGATCTCATGCCGATCAGGACGGCCGTAGTGTCAGGATTACGATCCCTCAGGATCCCGGGCAAGCCGGGAAGGACCAGGTCCAGTCGATCATTTCCAGTATGTCCGGATTTTCGGTGAAGGCTCGTCGCCCTACTGGCGACAAAATCACCAGAGCAGATCCGTTTGCGGCGCAATGGCAGGCCGGAAATGTCGATGTAGTCCAAGGCGTTTGGCTCGAGGGGTTTCTGTCTGAGCTCGAGGCATTTCCGGACGGCAGGTATGACGACCAGGTGGACGCTGCCTCCGATGCCTTTGCCGAGCTTGCGCGCCCATCCATCCGCCATCCAGCCGTAAAGGTGCCTTCGCTATGACCGTATTCGCGACCCTGCTCGACGAGATCGACGCCATCGAGGGCTGTCCGCGCACCAAGCGCCGCGTGCGCGAGGTGCTGGCCCGTCACTGCGGCGAACGCATCCAGATCAGCGATCTCGCCCTGCGGGCCCGCGATCGGATCTCGACCCTGCGCCAACTCGAGGGGCGCTCGCACACGGAGAAGGTCCACATCCTCGTCGAGCGCTGGGGCGTGAGCCGGCGCACAGCCGAGCGCTGGGTATCGCGGGATGCTTGAGGGACTCTTTGACGCTCTGCTGCAGGCCGTAGGGCTGCGCATCCGTTCGCTCGCCCAGGACCTGAAGGAGCGCATCCGCAACTTCGTGCGCGGCAGGCACCGGGTCGAGAGCCAGGAAGTCGTCGATATCCTGCGCGAGGCCTTCGACGCGGCCTATGTCGAGACCCTGGCCGAGGCACTGAGCGAGGTCACCGGGCAGCGCATCACGGCGCGCGAGATGCGCGGCTTCGTCGTCGGCCCCGTCTCGCTGTCGAGCCGGCTCTACCACCAGTCGCGCCAGACGGCGGCCCTGGTGACGCGGATCGTTGCCGACTTCGAGCGCTACGGCGGCGATGCTCGCGCGCTGGCCCTGGAGCTCTTCGAAGGCTACGGGTTTCGCCAGGACGAGGTCCTCAAGCCGATGCCCCGGCTGCCGAAGTACATGGATAGCGCGGCCCTCAACCGCGACATGGACGCCCTGATGGCGCGCATCCAGGCCGGGCGGCTCAAGACCGCGCCGCTGCGCGCGGCCTATCTGCAGGCGCTCGAGGCGGTCCTCGAGGAGCAGGGCCAGGACGCCGTCGACAAGGCCCTCGAGATCGCGGTCCAGGAGCGCTACCGCTACTTCGCCAACCGCATCGCCCAGACCGAGCTGGCCCGGGCGCAGAACCGCCAGCTCGCCCGCGAGCTGATGGACGACCCACAGATCGAGGTGGTACAGATCCGCCTCAGCCCAGGACACGCGCCCGACATCTGCGATCTGTTCGCCCGCGCCGACCGCTACGGTCTGGGCCCGGGGCGCTATCCCAAGGCGCTGGCTCCGCTGCCGACCTACCACCCGTTCTGCCGCTGCGTCTGCACCCCCGTGATCGGCCTCAGTGCCGCCCAGGCGCGCGAGAACCCAAGGGCGGCGGCCGACTACCTGGGCACCCTCGACGCGCGCACGGCGGCCCGTGTGGCCGGCTCCAGGAGCCTACGCGACGCCATGCTCACCGGCGCCGATCCGCTCGCGCTCGTCAACGCCCGGCGGGCCGAGGGGTATCGGGTGGGGATGTTGGGGGATGCCGTGCGGGAAGAGGCTGATCGGTCGGATAGCGAGTGAGTAGGGGGCGGAGCCGCTGCCGGTGGGGAGGAGGGTGCGGTTTCGGCAGAGGAGGTGAGGGGAGCGGTCGATAGAACTTCGATCAGTGCTCGGCATCGATTCTCGATCGGCCCAACCAAGGGAATGATTCGGAAATCGGATCATTCCCTTGTCTCGCTCAGATCATGATCGACTTCATGTTTTGGGGTGTCTCAGGAACCGTCGGCGTTTGCTCGACCGGGGTCACTGCCCCGGGATTCACCCACCCCGCCACGCCTTTGAGCTGAGTGGTGAGCCAGCCGATTGCGTTCTGCTTGTGCAATTCTGAGGCTCCCCGCCAACCCGCGTGCATCATAATGATGGGCAGCGCGGCGCCGATGGTGATGACTGCGGTAAGGTAAATTGAAGCCTTGACGCGGGAATCCCGATCTTGCGTACTCAGTTTCGCGGCGAGGGTATTTCGCCACCTGGAGATGGGCGCATAGTGTCCAAGGTGGAGAATTAAGGCGACGCTAGCAATCAACAGATGGATCAGTGTCGGAATCAGCGTCGTCAACACCATTAAATAGACCCAGTAGTAGCCGGAATCTGCCGGCTTGCCCGCAATGCCGTCTAAGAGAGTGCTTAGATTGACCATCTCGATGCCGCCGCCCTCCATCGCCATGCGGTTGGCGAGCGCAATGCCGGCGACCGTTACCAGCGAGACCAGCACCAAGAAGAACAAGGCGAGGAGGAAGTCCAACAACGCCCAGAAGAACGCCGTTAGACCTGTGTGTCGGCGACTAGCGATGGCGCCGAGCAAGCCACGGCTAATGCCGAGGGAAAGCCAGTCCAGAGGGGCGTTGAGGAGGGGAATGAGGGTTAGGAAGAGGAGGAAGGTTTCTTCTGTAGAAGTGTCGTTGCCCAAGTTGGGCAAATAGCGTAGGCAGACCATTACGGCCGAGACGAGCATAACCCAGAGCAGGGTTTGAAAAGGGCCTTCCATCCTCCGATGTTTCGCGTATTCCACAGCGAAAGCGACAGCGCCAGCGACAGCGACAGCGATAGCGCCAGCGCCAGCGACAGCGCCAGCGCCAGCGACAGCGACAGCGCCAGCGACAGCGACAGCGCCAGCGACAGCGACAGCGCCAGCGATAGCGATAGCGCCAGCGATAGCGACAGCGCCAGCGCCAG